GGAAAGCATATGCCCTCCAGCACAGCGGATCTGATCAAAAGCCCGCGTTTTATCGCCGGCTGCATTTGCGCGGCGCTTACGGCTTTGTGCTGTGCCTCACTGCTCTGACCCGCCGCCCCCACCGGGGCGGCGTTATTTTTTCGGTATGTTTTCGCACTCATAAGCGGCGAAAGCATAGGCCAAATCCCGGGGCCCCGGGTGGAGGATGTGCTCATACGCGTCCCAGGGCATTACATTTTTGTGGCGGAACAGCCACCACAGGAGCTCCAGATCCGGGTCGCTGTGCTCCTCTAACCGTTTTTTATCTCACGGATGGTCACTTGCCGGTAGCCGCTCAGCCGCTCCACCGCCCGGGACAAATCGGCGATCTCCCCCGGCAGCAGCATGGCCTTCACCGTCTCCGCCGGGGTGACGCCGCCGAACTTGGTTTGGAGCTCCGGGGCCTTCAGCTCCTCGCATCCGGCCAGGAGTATGTGCACCTCCTGGTCGTGCTCCATGTCCCGCAGCTCCTGGGCCTTGCCGTAGGGCAGCGCCCTCAGCTCCAGCGCCACTGGTTCCCCCAAGGCGCGGCTCAGCCGCTTGATCTCATACCGGGCCGTGGGCAGGTTCTTCTGCACGTCCTCCGCCTCCGCCCGGAGCATCTGGTCTAAAAATTTGTTCAACGTGATTCCCTCACTTTCTGTTTTCGGAGGCCGGACGGGACAGCTCCGCGAGCACGCCGGCAGCGATCCAGCGCCCTGCAGCCTATCGCTGCCGCGCTGGGAGTGGGGCTGTCCCGTCCGGGCCTTGCACAGTACACTTACTGCGGCTTCACCACGTCCAGCCACTCCCGTTTGGTAAACGTAAAGGGGTGGGTGGTCTTGCCCAGCTGCCCGTGCTGGAAATCCATAATGGTCTCGTCGTCGAAGCTGCAATTATACAGCGCCACCCGCTCCGCGCCGTAGGCGTCCGGGTCGGCCAGCTTCATCACGATGGTGGCCCGCACGTCGTGGCCCTCCATCAGGGAATCCGCCCGGTTGATGTTGCGGGTGTACACCTTGGCCACGGTGATGGAGCCGGTACCCTTCACGCTGGTGACCTTGGAATCCTCCGCCATAGCGCCGCAGATATTGACCGCGGACTTGTTGTAGGTTATCTTGGCCTGGGCGGCGGACAGGTCGGCCCACAGCTCGTTGTCCACCCACACCTGCCCCCAGGTGCCCGACATCAGCCGGTTGGCGGGGATCATTGCCTCTGGCATTTACATTCCCTCCTTGAACTATCTCCAGCTACCACGCCGCCGGCGGGGATAGCGGTTAAATTTCGACTTCAATAAAGATATCCTCGATGGCGTCAAGGATCTTGCACCGCACGATGATAAACACATGGGAGCCGGTGTCCGCCTCCCGGATCTCCGACTCGCTCATCTCGTCGGTGTTGACGCCCCGGCTCATCAGGTACTGCTCAATGCGGTCCACGTCCAGATCCACCGTATACCCCGATTTCACCAGCTGGCTCTGCTCCAGCCCCATGAAATAGCCCCGGATGGCGGTAATCAGCAGCAGCTTGTTGTCGTAGGTGTTGGCGTACTTGCCGATGTACTCGTCCTCCGCCGTGGCGGAGATGTCGGTGCGGATGAGATCCATGATCTCCACGATCTTGATTTTCTTGAAGCTGTCCAGCATCCCCTGGGAGGTGGTCACCAGGGAATTCACCGCCCGGTTCAGCTTCACCTTCCGCCCGTCCCAGCGCAGGGCCAGCTCGCCGCTGCCCACCGCCTCGTCGGCCTCCTCCTTCGTCAGCCGGGCGCAGTCGGACAGCTCCGGCAGGGGCGCGTAGGTGGCGGCGATCTTCATGGGCGTGCCCGCCAGCAGCCCCGCCACACGGGAGCAGTATGCCGCCGTGTCCCACACCGTAATGCCGTCAGTCATGGCGTCGCCGGTAAAATTGACGATGGCGTAGTTGTCCGCTTTGTGGTTGGGCAGCACCGCCTTGTACTTGGCGCCGTTGTTCAGCCGCTGGCTTTTCACCCAACTGGCGATGTCCGCCGCCTCCTCCGCCGTGCAGTCCGCGGGGCCGCAGATGTAGTCGAACACCGTGGTGGCCAAGTAATCCAGGGCGTCGGCCAGCCTGCCCTCCGGGGCCAGCACATACACGATCACCTTCTTGGGCGGGTTGACGTAGCCCACAAAGGCCCGCTTGATGTAGTCCGCCGTCTCCTTGCCCAGCGCGTCCGGGATCTGGGTGGCCTGGGTGATGGCAAAGGCGGGATCCACCTCCAACCCGTCCCGGACGATCAGGGCCACCGTGCCCTTATCGCCCCGGGTGATGGCGCTGATGCCCAGCTCGGTAAAGGTGACCGAGATCTGGGGGCTTACTAATTTAGCCACTTGTCGTTACCTCCTGTCTGATGTGCAGCGTGCCCATATCCTCCGCACGCTGAAGCTCCATAAATTCGCGCCGGTCCAGGGTGTAGCTGAGGGTGACGGTGAGCGCGGCGAAGTCCAGCCCGTTGTGCAGCTCCCCCTCGTCCAGCACATGGGGGGCCCGGTCCTTCACCCGGATGTACCCCGGCAGGAACAGCCCCAGCAGGGTCATCTGCCGCCGGGTCAGCTCCTGGTCGTCCGACTGATGGTAGGCGTCCACCTCCACAAAGGTGGTCAGGGTGAATTTAGGGCACACCTCCACGGTGCCGCAGCCAAAATTGGGATAGTATTTCCCGCCGGAAAGCTCTACCAGACTGCTGGGCCTCTGGAACCCCGCCGGGGTGTAATCCCGGTACACCGGCTCCCCGGGGAATTTCCCCTTCACCAGCGTCTCAATGGCGTCGATGATGTCGTTGTTGGTAATCATGGGTTATCCCCCCAGATGTTCTGTCAATGCCTGGACAATCTGTCCTGCGGCCTCCTGGGCCACCTGCTCCACCTGACCCTGGGCACGTTGATAGAACTGCTTGCCCTGAATTGTTTTGCCGCTGGTACGGTAGCCCCATTTATTCTGGCGCGTTCGATGCCCATTGTTGATAGCGTTAGTTATATAGCCTACAGCATACGTGGGATGCGGTTCCTTCTTGCGCTCCTCAAATGTCTGAGGCCCTCGAGATTCAGCGTAGGTCTTAGCCCGTGGTCGAACGGCGGCGTAACCTCCTTTTGAACCAACATACGCCTCTTGCCAATTCCGAACCCTGCCATCACCGCCAATTTCCGATTGCACCACAGCCTGTAATTTTGGCGCTGCGGCCTCGAATGCCTGCCGTTTGGCCTCTTTTATCACCAGGGGGGCCTGCTCCAATTTTTCCACCAACCGATCAATCTCGGAATGGTCAATGTGCGCCTCCTGCATTACAAATCCACCGTCCTCTCGATCGCGTACTCATTCTTGTGGGGATCCAGCTCATAGGGCGTGATGATGGGCCACTCCACCCCGTCCACCTCCACCAGCGGCCCCGGCGTCAGGCGCACCGCCTTGGGCGTCACCAGCACCCGCTGGTGCCTGTTGATGGCCATCGGCTCCAGCTGCTGGTGGCCCACGTACCGCTCCGTCATAACGGCCGGGAAGGTCTCGCCGGTCTGGGGGTTGCGACACTGGGACAGCTCCACCAGCGCCGCCTCCACCGCCAGGTACAGCCGCCCCAGGGGCCTGATGGCGGTAATCAGGCAGTGCTGCCCCTTCCAGCGCAGGGCGTTGTCCAGGGTGAGCCCCTGTCGGCGCAGGGTGAACGCCACCCCCGCCGCCCCCAGGCCGTGGACGGAATAGACGTTGTTTTTTGCCATCAGCTCCGCCCTGGCCCAGGTGCGCCGCACAGCCGTCCATTCCCAGACGGCGGGCGTACCCGGTTCGGATTCATTTTGGAGGCTCAACACATCCACCCGCTCATTGAGGCGGCCCACCTCCACCCCGCTGTCCGTCTTTGTCATAGGTTTCCCTCCGTCAGCTTCAGCTGGTTCATAAGCCTGCGAAACGCCGGGTTATCTGCCGCCACCGTGGCCACCATGGACACCTCCCGCCGCTCCCACGCATCCAGCACCAGGTAGTTGACGCACAGGTCAAACTGCGCCGCCCGGGTTGTGCCCGATTCGGGCGCCGCCACCCCGGCGTTTGCCATATACCCCACCGCCGCGTCGTACAGCGTCGGGATCAGCGCCGCCACCTCCGGGTCGTCCGCCAGCTCGGTGAGCTTGCAATACGCCAAAAGGGACGCCAGACGTTCCCCGGTCAGCTCCATACCGGCTCCAGATACTGGGCCATCACCCAGCCCGTCAGCCACCCGGTGGCGACCTCGCACCATTCACCCTGGATCTCCCCGGTGTCGGACACGCCCACGCCCCGGGGCAGCCGCACGATGACAGGCGCGTCCAGGCTGGGCGCTTCCCGCAGGTTTAAGTAATCGCACCCTGTCACCGCGTACTCGATTGGCGCGGTTTCCACAGGCTCCGGCTCCTCTGGCGCAGTTTCCACGGGCTCCGGCTCCTCAACAGGGTCAGGTTCCATCAGTTCCTGATACGGATCCTGCGGGATTTCCAGTTCCGGCGCGGTCTCAGGAACCGCCGCTTCGGTCTTTTTCGTCTTTGCCATGGTCATGTCCTCCTTAACCCGCCGTGCCATCGCCAGCGGTGATGT